GCTGAAGTTCCTGTTGAGGGAGATGATGTAACAATGTATCAAGCTGAAACATCAGAGGACATAGAGGAGAAAGCTGTATCTAAAAGAATAGAGGGTATCTTAAGAGATAAAGTAAAAGAGCATAATGATAAAGAGCCAAAGTATAGAGCTACTTTCTCAATGCTTAGACAAGTATTTGAAAGAGGAGTAGGAGCTTACAATACTAATCCTCAATCAGTTAGACCAAATGTAACTAGCTCAGACCAATGGGCATTAGCTAGAGTTAATACTTTTATTAGAGCATTAAGTTCTGGTAAGTTTCCTAATAGAGCTTTTGATACAGATTTACTTCCAGAGGGGCATCCTAAAAGCACAAAAAAAGAAATAGATTTAGAAATAGAAACTAAGGTAGATAAAGTTCCTAGTTATATTCAAAAGAATGCACAAAGAGGATTAGATCTCTTAGAGTTTGCAGGTAGTGGCTTGACAGATAAAACAAAGAGAGAAGCTAGAGAGATGGCTAATGGAAAAATTAGTGATAACAAAGTTGTAAGAATGTCAGCTTGGTTTGCTAGGCATGAGGGAGATTTAGATTCAGAGAAAGCTAATGATTATCTTAATGGAGATAGTGATAGACCAACAGCAGGGCAGGTAGCTTGGTTGTTATGGGGTGGAGATATATCTAAGAGTAACAAGATGAGAGCTGCTAATTGGGCAACTAAAGAAGCTGAGAAAGTAAAAGAGAATAAAAGTTTTAATTATCCACTATATGGATGGCAAGAGCCAACAGTAAAGATACTAGGACTTCCTACTGTTAAACACTACAGAACAGAGATAGAAAAGAAAGAACTCTGGAAAGCTATAAATGGATTAGAGAATGCTTGGAGTGAGTATATGTCTAATATTTATGCAAAAGAACTTAACAGACAAAAAAGAGGCTTATCTAATGTTGCTAAAGGTAGTCATGATCTAGCTGCACTAGAAACTAATGTAGATATATTCTTAAATGAATCTAAGTTTGATAAAGAGTTACTACCATTGTTTTATTCTCTTGGGGATGATATGTCTGTAAGAACTTGGGATAATCTCTTTCCTGCACAGGAAAAC